TCATGTCGCTTAAAAGGTTTACTTCAGGATTAGCAGTCATAGCCTTATAATTAGACTCCCACCAGCTATTTCCTCTTGAAATCTTACCATAAGTAAGAGTTCCTGGAACAGCAAAAGATGACCCGCCTGAACCATAAGCCCAGTTGGGAACCAGCTCATTCAACCCTTGAACACTCTTGTCAGTCGTATCCGCAGTAGCACTATATGCTCCGAATAAAACTGTTTCTAACTTAGCTATCAACGCATCTTTTGCAGCCGTTAGCTTGGTATCAACCAGCTTCTTGATTGCATTTTCTCCGCTGTTAACTTGATCATCGAAAACACTTCGTTGCACGTGAGCAGAGATATATTTCCAAGACCAAAAAGCACCCGTTTCAATCTCATCTTCGCCCTGACTAAATACAGAACCTTTAGCTACCTCTGTCGTAGACTTAGTTCCATACTTAATTGTCCGCTCGATAAAACGTCCACCTTTTTGAGTCTTAAGACAACCTCTTTCCTTCAACGCAGCCCAAACAGGCGTTGCATCCAGAATATTATCAATTGCCTCTTTTCGTATATCATACCACGTGTGCAAAAAAGCATCATCAATTGTCTCTGTAAGTTCCGGCAATGTGTCAGCCATCTAAAAACTCCTTAAACAAAAAACAATGTTAGTTTAATTTAACCGAGTCCATCCAACTTTAGGTTATCTAATGCTTCACCTATCATTTGATCAAACCCTGCTCTTCCACTTGGAAGAGGAACTTTTCTTGCTTTCTTTTCTGGCACTTTTACAGAACTCGTCGACGGTCTTTCAGATTCAACCTTCTGATCGCCAGGATTTACCTTACGTCTTTTTGTAATAAGATATAGTTCCTCAATGTTCAAATCAGGACTAGTCTTATTAAGTTCTTTCATGTCAGGTAAGAAAGTATCAAAATCAGAATACTTACCCTTAACTTCTTTGATTTGTTCATTAACAGATTTAGCCTCATTGTTTCCTACATAAGACTCTAGATTTCCTAACATCTTTGTTATAGGTTCTAGCTTTGTAGTAAAAGCAGAATCGATATTACTACCCATCAGCTTCAACAAATGATTAGCCAACTGCTTGTTAGTTAATGCCTCAAAATCAACATCATCTTCAAGCACAGTTACCTTTGTTGAAGTATCAGGTTCATCTGCAACGACCTTAACCTTTTTACCTTTTTGCTTAGATTCTAACAACATCCTAACTTGAGGATCTGCCAACATGCTGGTAAGCATTTCTGTTCCTTGTACTTTCGTTTCAAGCTCACTTAACTTCGTATTCATTTCCTCTTCTTTTGTCTTAGCATCATCTATAATTTCGTCTTCGATTACTTCATTGTCTTTATCCATTTTTTAGCTCCTGTTTAGTTATAATTTCATTTTTCATCTTGTTAGTTAACTTATGATGGTAAACTCTAAACTCAACATCTATTGCTCTTTTTAGGAGCTTTAACTCTCTATGAGTCACGGGACCACCAGAAAAAACCACCTTTATTCTAGTATCCTTATCAATTGTAATTAAAACGTTTTTCATCTCTTTTTCCTTATTATAATAATGCACCAGATGATAGGCCATGTTTTTTACAATAATCCTTCAATTCTCTTTTGGTATTGAAAGTCATTGGCTCATCAGCTATATGCTCTAATGTTATCGGCTCAAAAACACCTATTGATGTTCTCATATAAAATCTTTCCATCTGTTCTCCACAATCACAACAAAAGATAGGATTATTTCTTTCACTAATAGAACAGTATTCTTCTTCTATGTGATCACACTTCGGACATTTAAAATCATACAAGGGCATTTGCTTCTCCTGGAGGTTGTTTCTGCTGACCCGGTTGACCTTGTTGAGCAGCAAGATTTATTTTAACATTTTGAATTCCGCCAAACATATCACTTATTTCGCTATCATTAAAAGCGTTGATTAGATACGTTATCAACTCTTTTGGATCAACTCCCGGAATCTGAGAAAATGCAGAGAATAATAGCATTGCAAATTGCTTTCTACTCTCAGCTGTCTCAGCGGGAGCAGGGCTAAATGTAAGTTTATAAGTGTAATCCCCTTTAAGTTGACTACCTGTATACTCCATCCATTTAGCCCCCTCAGAACCACCTACGTCAGTCCATCTTATATTCCTCCAAAAAGAGAAAATAGTATTGTTTATCTTTTTAACAATACTCTTATAAACACCGCTAATTATTTTTTGCCTTCTAGACATCCTAACCCCTGAAGCTTCTCTAACAACTTTAGCTTCTGTTGCAGTTCTACGTCCAGCATTTTCATATTCACCAGCCTGATTACGGGAAAATCCCACTGTCTCTCTAGCACTTCGTCGTATCTGTTCTGCATCATTATACAACATCGGATTACTATTAGGCATTGTTAATGGAAGTAGCACTTCTCTTAAGTCTTTTCCACCAGTAACCTTAGCTCCTACACCTACATCAGGAGAAAGTATTTTTTCTAGTTCTCCAAGCGGAAAGGCATCTTCTTGATACAAAAACTTCAGTATAGATAAACGTCTTTGTTTGCTAGCAAGATTTACAATATCGCAAAGCTCTGCCTGATAAGGCTTAATATAATAACTATCTGGAGTAGTCCAAAATGTTCTAGCTAATGGAGTGAAGCTAAATGCAGTAAAAGGTAAGTCACCATTTATCTGCATCAAATCTTCATCATCCCTCAAAAACTTTTTATGTCCCGTAGCAATAACGAAAATACCCTTTGTTCTTCTTTCATGAATCTCCCATAATTCACAATAATCACATTGACCTGTATCAGAATAACGAGAATCAATAGAACCAGTTCTATAAGGTTTTTTAGTAGATGTATAAGATTTTGTAAAATCCTCCATAGACATAACGGGATTCAAGTTTTTTGTATTCTTATATTTAACATCACTCTTAATATCTTCAACATGTCTAACAATTCTATGTGCAAGCCATGCAGCATCATCCAGTGTTTTTGTTCCGTAAGGAACTACAATGTCATGAGGTAAACAAGCTGATACCCAAGGCATACCAGGTTTTGTGTTATTGAACTCAATCCTTTTTCCTTTAAGATCATATTGCGTTAGAGTAAGTCCAAGATCTTCTCCAAGAACAAACTGAGGACTGTACCCAAATTCAGAATCATACCCATTTTTAATTATTCCCTTTCCCCACAGAAATGCATGGAGAGAAGCTGCCTCGACTTCTCTCCCTACATTCAAATCTGAAAGGAGCGTGTTATCTACAGATTCTAACGTCCTCGTTGCGGTAGCAAGTCCCGGTCGTTTTGCTTTTAGTGTAACAGCAGGAGTAGGAACAGTGAGTTGAGAAAGAACAGAGTCAGCTGTTGACGAAATTAGATTTGGACCGCCAAATGAACTTGACTCATGTACACTATAGAACATGGCTTCTAACGATGCCCATTCATCTTCCAGACCGTAAAGTCTGCGAAACTCCAAGCCATCATCTATAGCCTCTACCCACTCATCAACAGTTAATTTTTTCATATTAAGCTACCGTTTTTGTTTTTATGATTCGATCTTTAATCTTATTATCAACAACAGCACCAATTCCTAAAATTGAAAGAAGACTCGTTGCGATTCCAACAGGATTCAACGTTCCACCTTCAGCAAGAGTAAATGCAACCTCAGTCATTTTTTCTTTAATAGCATCTTGCTTATCAAGATTAGTTTCCGCAAGAACAATCTCTTGAATTACTGCATCATACTCAATCCCAAGTTCTGCTCGTGTAACCATTGTTTCTGAGATTGGAGACATGACTTCCGACTCACAACCAACAAACCAAACTGCCATCAACAGGGCCAAGAAACCTGCTACTGACAATCCCAAATTGTGTCTAATATGCTCTTTAATCTTTTCAATAATCATACTATCTCCTTTTAACTTTATGAATAAATTGTTTCACCATTATATCTTTGTCTTCTTCCAGTTACTTCAACACCTTTAGGGGACCAAGTACCAATTGAGGTTTTCCCACTAATAGAAGGCTTTCCTAAGTTCAAACAAGCCGAAGATGCCTTCAACCTGAAATCACCACCGGCAGGGTTAATTAAGGGCATTTGATCATTAACAAGTCCTATACTATGTTGATCATTAAGGGTAACATCAAATACTGGAGCCTCATAAAAATCACCCGTTGTTTCCCATTTTGTTCTAAGCGTATTCATATCGCTATACTCCACTCCGTCAAGATACATAAAATGAGGATTAGAAGCAGCAGCCACATAACAATTATAATCTATATATGTGTCCCAATGATAACCTTTTTCTGTCCGTGCTACTCCATCAGTATCACTCTCATCATCCCCTGTGTCAGTATAGGTAAATGTGTCAGCATCAGTAACAGTAATAGTTACATCACTAGCATTAAGTGTTGCAGTAGATACTTCTTCAATGTCGATAACATCGCCAGTAGCAAGTCCGTGTGCATAGGTTGTATCAACCGTCACAGTGTTAGATGACCTAGCAATACTATCAATGCTTCGCTCATAGTCCCAAAACTTAACTGGGCGGACTGAAAGTGCTCCACAAGCAAATATATTGTTATAGATTATCGAACCTCTGGGACGATATGCGTTTGCAGCGTCAAGTTCGTTGTTTATAATATAAAAAGCATTGCCATGACCCACACCATAAAAACTATTACTTATGACAGAATTACCCTGCCCATCCTGAATAATCAAGGCGGTATTCGCCGTGACAATGTTTCCAGTTAACAGTATACTTCTTCCTGATAGTACAATACCTTTTGCTCCACCGGTTATAGTGTTATTCTCGACAAAGAATCCATCACAGCCCATACCTACCAAGATAGCCAGACTGTTGGCGTAGTCGCCACACGCAACGGTATTGCCCGAAACAAAACCTCTGTAAGTTGTATAGGTACCATTCCACTGATTGGCATATCCCACCAATGCCCCGTAAGAAGCACCAGAGGCATAATCAACGTTGATAGTGTTACCCTTAATCTCTATATAATCAAATCCCGGACAACTGGGAGCATACACACCATATCTTAACGGAGCAGCAGCACTACCTATTATGCAATCTCTTACAATCAGAAAATCACAAGTAGCGGCATTTGCACCAAATGAGTCCAACTTTATAGCAGCAGAAGTTGCTCCAGGAGTAGCGTTCCCGGTAAATGTAACACCGTCGGCCTTTATTGACCCAATAACACCTTTACCTCTAATACCTATTCCAGTTGTGCCAAGAACAAAAGTAGCATCAGCAACAGATATATCATCAAGATCGCCAGAACTTGTAACAAAAGCATAAACAACTGAATGACCGGCAAGTGGAGTAAATGTTCCATCTGTTATTGTAAGATCACCACCGTTTGTTTCAGAAGTAGTGGCCGTGAATATAATACACTCACCATAATCGGAAGCTGTACTTGCCAAAGCTGTACTCCACGTCCCGCCACTAATCACAACAGATCCATCGGTAACGTGAATCATATTCCTTCCATTAGCGGCTGACACTCCAGTACAGTTGTTGAATGTTAAGACTCTTGTACCAATGAATTCCTTTGGATCACCTCCGCTCGCCCGAAAGCCTACCTGGACGTTATTTTGGAAAATACAATCCGTGAAGGTTAGTTTTTTCCCTCCAGCTATATTAACAATATAATAAGAAGCACCAGTACCATCAAAGGTAATATCGCTGAAGGTTACTACCGTAGTATCTTCAACGCCGCTGCCATAATCCCCATCAGCACTAGATCCGATCAGACAGTTGCCAGTAGCACTTTTTTTAAGGACGATCGTTGCACCGGCATAAGGTTCAATAGTCAGGTTCTTTAAACCGCAGTTTGTGGCGTTAAGAGCAACGTCATAATACTCACCAGCATTATCGCCTGTCTTAATCTGTATGGTATCGTCAGTAGAAGCGCCTGCAATGGCATCAGTGATATTAGTGTAGTTAGGGTTATCGCCTGCCTTTGAACTTACAATTAGTATAGACATAAAAACCTCAAAACTTTCTATTTAATATCCTCTTTTATTTCCTTAAGCATACTCAGCATTATTTCTTGTCGAGCATCAATACGTTCAAGCCGACTAGATAAAATTTCTACCTTGAGATTAGTAGACTTAATTCCCAACTCATGAGATTTTATTTTAGTATCAATAGTTGCCCATGCACAGCCTACCACAAAAATAATAGTTGCCAATTCCACACCAAATCTATACCAATTCTTATACATTAGATCCACCTAACAGAAGCACCAATAGTAGCAGTATTCGCCGAATTATTTGTCATATACATAGCAATCTCGTCATAACCAAAACAGTCAAAAAGAATCTTTGACATATACAAAGCAACATTGTCTCCTGCAATAACTTGTATTGTACTCAACCATTTTTGAACCGTTATAACAATAGTATTAGCATAAAAACCATTCGTTTCAAGACCCGATACAATCTCACCAAGAGCCCCTGTTCCAGTCGCAATAAGCTCTGCCGGACCTCCTCTCACCTGGCCATAAAGAGTCCAAGTAAATGTTTCTCCATCTGCATTACTTCCATGAAAAATAATTTCTGCTGCATTAGACTTAGTAACAACACCAACAATCCCATCTTTCAAATTAGCTGCAGTAAGAGAAGTATCGTCAGTTGCAGAACTAGCTCTTAGTGTTTCATAACCATGTCTAACAGTATTTTGTGCAACTTGTTGCATTGTCTTTATCATATCAGGAACTCCCTTATTTTTTTCTTACAATTTATCGAATCAACTGCTGCGAGGTTTTTTACTCCAAACCCCTCCGGCTTTTTCAGTGAAGTAGTAGGCTCGGGTTTGTTCAAGTTACAAGCCTCGCATCCTGTAGTGCCTGACTATCAAGCCTACTACCTCGCATTTCGTTAGGACATTCCACTAATTGGAATAGCATAGTTTTTCCCTCTCATACAGCATGTCATAAGGCGGATTTATTTCTTTCTTGTCCCTTCCCCTTAATTCTTCTACTACTGAATCAAAATCCAATGCTCCGCCAGCTGACAGTTCTTTTTCCTCTTCTCTCGACTTAGTCGCAGCCCAAAATCGAAGTTGACTGGATAATGCGTCTATGATATCATCATAAGCACCGTTCGGGAATGACAGTAATTCATTGACCAGCTCGGGCATGTTCCTTCTAAAATACATCTTACCGGCGGCAATTAAAGGTTGAAGTCCCATGATTCTAGCATTCTTTTCCCTTCTTCCATGTGTAAAACCATCAACAAAGAAATATAATTTTTCTTTCCTCATCCTCTCTTTAATCCAATATTGTAATGTTCCCTGATAGGCTACACTTTCTACTGCTACCTTAACAGGATGCCACTTTCTAACATGCCTAAAGATGTGCTCAATTATCTCTCCAGGACTACACTTCTTTCTTGTGTATTCAAGGACATAAACTCGACCACTTATTAGATCTTTTCCACACGTCATAACAACGTTATAGTCAGGTTTTCCCTTAGTTTGTTCTGGATCACCTGCTG